GGATAACATTTACAAATGGGATAAATTTAGAGATCTTGAGAGATTAATCGATGGTGCCTTCTCTAAAGCCCAAGCCAAGAAAAAAGAAGAAGAATTAGTAAACTCAGTAGAAACTGATGCTGATTTAATCTATAGTAAAAATGGAATAGAAATCTATAGAGGAGACGCTGAACAGAAATGTATTAAATACGGTAAAGATGGATACTATTTATGGTGTATATCACGTCCACAAGGTAGTATGTATGGAACCTATCGTTTTAGTGGTGGAAGAAGTAGAATGTTTTATTTTGTTTTTGATAGAAGTAAACCCGATACTAAACAAAATAATCGATTTATTGACCCCTATCATGCTATAGTTATCCATAGATTTGAAAATGGAACTTGGGCTCTTACTTCAGCACTTAATGATGGGGATAGAGAATTCAGAACATACCAAGAGTTACTAGCTGCACTTCCAGAAGATTTAGCTAATGTTCTTAAAGATAAAGAAAATTTATTCCCATATTCGCCTCCAAGCAAAGAAGAAGTTGAAGTTCAAGCTTTAGCAGGTAAACAATTAACTCCTGACCAATTTGCTGAATTAAGTTATGCTACTAAAAAATTATATGTAAGAACGAATGCTTCTAATTACCAAAAGCTACCTTCTGAAATATTTAATCTTTTAGATTTAGATTTAAAGAATGAAGCTATTAACAATAATAGAAAAGTAACATTTGATGAGGTAAAATCAAATTTAGGATTAGTAAAAAGATATGCTGATTATAGATTTACCCGTTTTTCAAATGAACCTCTTCCATACGAATTTTTACCTTACCTAAAATCTCCCCTTCAACAGAAGTATTACGAAAAATTTGAAGAAGATTATTTATCATTTGATGAGATTGAAAAATATTTTCCTGAAAGTATTGTTAAACAATACATTCAAAAACAAATAGATAATTTAGATTTTCTACCTAAGGAGGCCGTTAAATATATGACTCCTGAACAAAAAGCAACATTTGATGTATACAGCATTGCTTTTAGAGATTTAGAATACGCTTCAAGCGGAGCACAAGGAGGGAGAATAGCACCTTCTAGATCTGTAAGAATATTTAACCTAAGTACTTCATCCTTTAAAAAACTTTCAGAGCAAGAAAGAATAGAATTAATAAATTTATCTAAAGAATTACTTACTAATCCTTCAAATCAACTTAAATACTTTGCTCTATCTTTAGGTATTCCTACTACTTTTGAACAAAACGGGAAACTTTACTTTATAACTCCTGATAAAAATAAATCAAATGTGACTACTTATAGTATACTTGATGAAAATGGGAATACTATAAAAAGTGACATTAAACAATATAGTTTTACCAAAGATGGTAAAAGAAAAATGCCTGATCCTAATTTAGGATATACCGGATCTACTTCATTCTATTTAAAACCAGGAATAGATTATGATGGTATTATTTTAGATGATCAAAATTTTAAAGAATTACCATTACAAGAAAGTCTAGAATTTGTAAGATTTAAAAAATTAGCCGGGTTATTATGAAACAATCTGATTTAAAAAAAATCATCAAATCTTCTTTACAAGAAATAAAAGTAGAACGTCCTACATCTAATGAAGAAGCATACAATAAATGTTTAGAAATTTTAGGTCCTTTTCAAACATTTATTTTAACTATTGATTATGATACTTTAGAGGAGTTCATGACTGAATATCATGGAGAAGGTATCGAAGAATTTGAAGATATGTTTGGTTCAAATTATAAAGAATTTGAACCTATAGCACAGCAAGCTATTCGAGCTGTTGAATTTGGAGATGTTAAACCTCTTTTTCTTATTAGTACTGATGATAGAGTTGAGGAACTTTCAACCGAGTATTCTATTTCAGGATTTAATTCTTTAGTAATATTAGGAGATGATATTGGTTATATGTGTGCTTTTTTATCTAAATTCCCTTTAAAGTATTGATTTAGAAATTACAGACAAATATATGACATGAATAAAGAAACACTCAGAATGCAAATGTTAGCTGGTTTAATTACTGAAAGTGAATATAAAGCTAAATTAAATAAAAACATAAACGAAATAAAAGTTATATCACCTGAACCTGAGGATTACTATGGTGAACTCCAAGCAGCAGAAAATGAATTGGAAGGTGCAATGCACGTTACAACTGAAGAAGAATATTTAGATTACTTGTTAGATGCCTCTGATGAAGAATTAGAAGATTTTGAAGGAGGTTACTATGAAATAGCAGTAATTCTTTCTGATTTGGATGATAAAGAAAAACAAAAAGCTATAATGAATATTAAATATTGGGCTAAAAATAAATTAGCTCAATTAAAATAATATGATTAAACTGTTAGACATATTAAAAGAAATTACTGAAGGAAAACAAGTAGGTACTTTATATCATTTTACCACTCTAAGGGGGGCAATGGGAATTTTAACCTCAGGAAAAATTAGAACAAATGAAGACGGTGTTGTATCTGCTACTAGAGATAAAAATCTAAACACAGCTGAATTTGACTCAGAAGGAGAACCAGATGAAAATATTGTACGAATAGATTTGGATGGAAATAAAATTTCTAATAATTTTCAAATTAAACCTTACAGTTTTGGACATATGGGGAAAGAAAGTTTAGAATTTGAAGAACAAATAATAACTAAAAAAGATGGACTTCCTATAAATTATATAACAAATATAAAAGTTATAATAAATGATGAAGATGAATATTCTTACACATACTTTGATTCTTTAATTAAAAAAATTCAAGAAAAAAATATACCTTACGAAATCCAATGACCCCATACACAGATCTAGAAGTCACAGATCAATACATTATAAGAGAGTTCGATGAGAATATAGATCCCATCGAACTCCTTTGGCATCGTGATGATGAAGATCGTACAATAGAAATAATAGGAGAAACAGATTGGCAAATACAATTAGAAAATAATTTGCCAACCTCCTTAAATCAACGTATATTTATACCAAGACATATGTGGCACCGAGCCATAAAAGGCACAGGAACACTTAAGTTAAAAATACATTTAGACTGATTCATAGCCAGTCGCTTTAAAAAATTCTATGGCAGCTGTGGCGTCACCAAAATTTGGAGGCGTCACTTTTTTTACGTATATTTAATAGTTAACAATAGAAATTTATGAAAAACATCGTAATCGTAGGTGCAGGTGTAGCCGGAGTAAATGCTGCTACTAAGCTTGTAGACCAAGGTTATCCAGGTGAACTGATCACAATAATTGATATGGGTAAAGACCCATATACCCGCTTACCCGAAGAGGTAATGACAGGATTTTTGGGTGCAGGTGGTTGGTCTGATGGTAAACTAACATACCACACAGCAATTGGAGGTCAATTGTCTAAGTATTGTGGTGAAGAAAAAGCAATGCAGTTGATGGATCAAGTTATTACCAATTTCAAACGTTTCCATCCTAAACCAGAGGAAGTACAGTGTTCAAATCCAGTAGCAGAACCAGATTTTATCAAACCATACTTCGGTTTACGATTGTTTCCAGTTTGGCACGTAGGTACAGATTATTTATCTGAAATTGCTAAAAACTGGTACGATTATTTAGTGTCTAAAGGTGTAAAATTTGAGTGGGAAACTAAAGTCAAAAATATAAATTTTGAAACTGGGGAAGTAATATTGGAAGATTAATATTTATAATAAAATATAATTATGAAAAAATCTGAATTAAAACAAATTATTAAAGAGGAAATTAATAAAGTATTAAATGAAGTAAATTTAGAAAAATATAAAATAGGTGATATAACTCCATATGGAGAAACAGTTCGCTCTCATCAAATTAGAGTTACTAATAATGGAAAAACAATTTCATTATCAACTTTAAAATTTTCTGAAGCAGAAAATATAGCGAATAAATTAAACGAGAAAGGATTTAAAGCTGAAGCTTTTCAAGTTAAAGGTATATATTATGATGGATTTTTAAGTATTGAAAATCCAAAGGCTCATGATGATTTAAAAAAAATAGCAGCTATAATAGAAGATATACTGGGTCACATTATAGTAAATGATGATAATGAACGTATTAGAGAAAAAGGAAGAATTTAATTTTTCTTAGATTTTTTCTTATGGTTGTATAAATTTAGCTTGTAAAGGGAAAATAAAAACAGCATTTGGTTATAAATGGGAATATAAAAACAAGTAATATGAGAAAAATAAAATTTGACAAATGTATTATAGGAACCGGAAAATCAGGAATAGATTTTTCATCTAAATTAGCTAAGGAATATGACTTACCTACTGAAGTTAAGAGTGTGCAATTGGGCGTAAGATTCGAGGCACCACAAAAACACTTCCAGAAACTAATTGACGTTTCATACGACTTTAAGTTGTATAGAAAATTTGACGATAAAGGTGTTTCGCTTCGCTCATTCTGTACAAATAACAATGCCGCTTATGTTGCTGTAGAAGAAACATATGGTGATCATAGCTACAATGGCCACGCTAAAAAAGATCCAAAATATCTAAACGGGATGACCAATTTTGGTATCTTGATGGAAATCAATGGCATTGAAGATCCATTTGCTTGGTCACGTGATGTTGTAAACAAGCTTCAATTCAATGGTACTGGTTTATATTACTCACCTACTCGAATTCCATCATCAACCTCTGAAGGCAACGATGTGTCAGCTTTCCAAATTGATAATTTGAGCGGAGTAGAGAATGTAATGGGTGAATATTGGACCTACATTATGGACTTTATCGAGGATATGAAAAAAGTATTCCCAACCCTACAAGACGATTGGGGTATTTACGTTCCCGAGGTAAAATATCTTTCACCTGAACCACTTGTAAACTATCGCAACTTGTCTCTTACCAAGTTCCCCAATGTACACTTTGTAGGTGATGCTTTATCAGCTAGAGGCATAACAGTTTCAGGAGCTCAAGCAATATATGTTGCCGAGAACATTCTTTCTTATTACCTTCGCGATACCGAATATCCGGAATTTTTAAGCCACTATGCAGTATGAGTAAAGAAAAAGTATTTGAAACTAAAACTATTAGATCACAAGGAGCATTAATCCATTTGTTTAAAGAACAAGGACAAGAAAGTTGGAAAATGCACAACTGGGATGGCCCAGCTATTGAACCTATTGAAGATGATAGTACATTAAAAAAAGCCTATTATCTATATGGTTTAGAATTAGCTGAACAAGATTGGACTCAAGCTCGTAAAGACAGAGAAGGTTTACCTTGGTATAAAAATCCTTCAATGCGAGGAACAACACGATTCTAATGGGACACAAATATCAACCAATCCCTCGTAAAGGAGATATTCATAAGAAAGCTTGGGGACACGAGCTTTGGATTATAAACCATGATTTATATTGTGGTAAACTACTTGTATTTGAGAAAGGTAAAAAATTTTCAATGCACTACCATTTGATTAAAGAAGAATCATGGTATGTAGCTGAAGGAGAATTTGAATACAGTTGGATTGATACCGAAAAAGCTGAAGTACAATCAACTGTAATTCGTCAAGGAGATGTTGTAGATCTAGAAATAGGACAACCCCACCAATTAAAAGCACTTACTGAAGGTGCTACAATTTTTGAGGTATCTACAAAACACTATGAGGAAGACAGTTACAGAGTATTTAAAGGAGACACTTTTAAAACTCAATTTAAAGGTAGAGATTTAACTCAATTTTGGTCTTTAAACGACAAATTAGTTGATTTTACCCTTTTTGAAGATCTATCAACTACCCCCCAGAATGAAGCTGAGGTAAAGTATGGGTGGGAGGCCTGTATGTACTGGGCTAACATTATACATAAAGAACTTGACAATGAATTTTTCACAGTTGAACCTGGTGACGTTTATGTAGATTTAGGGTCTAATGTAGGAATGAATTGTGCTTATGCTGAATCTAAAGGAGCGTCACAAATCTATGCTATTGAACCTGATCCTGATATTTTTGAAGCTTTAAAGAAAAATGCAGGTACCAATTGGACTTTAGAACAAATTGCTATTTCGGATAAAAATAGCTTTATGGAGATTAGTATATGGCCTAATTGGCAAGCTAAAAGAATTATCCGCTGTACTACTCTAGATGATATTGTAAAAAAACACAATATTGAAAAGATAAACTACCTAAAAATGGATATTGAAGGTGGAGAAAAAGAAGCAATACATGGGATAAGTCCTGAAACTTGGGCTAAAATTGATAAAATCTTTATTGAATATCATGAAGATGTGTTTGGATATAGTGAAGAAGCTCGAACAGAGTTCATTAAAACTATTCACCAACATGGTTTTAATTTTCATGTTAAACTTGGCTCCATACAAACTTTTATGTATTTTTGGAAATCATGAAGATAGGATTTTGTGGCACTATGTCAGTAGGTAAAACAACGCTTGTTAATGCGTTAAAAGAATTACCTGAATTTAAAGATTATACTTTCAGAACAGAACGTTCAAAGTATTTAATGGGGTTAGGTATTCCATTGAACACTGATTCAACACTTAAAGGACAAATTGTGTTCTTAGCTGAACGTGCCGGTGAGTTAATGCAAGAAAACATTATCACAGATCGCACTGTGATTGATGTAATGGCATTTGCTAAGGCATCTAAAACAATGGATTACATTGATAAAGATGCATTTATCGACTTCGCCAGTAATCTTATTTCAGAATACGATCATATTTTTTATGTTTCTCCTGAAGGTGTAGAAGTAGAAAATAATGGTGTGCGCGAAACAGATCCTGAATATCGTAATTTGATTGATTTTATAATCAACCATCTTATTAATTCTAACAAATATCGAATCCAACATCTCCATATCATCTCAGGCTCAAATACTGAACGTATCAAACAGGTCAAAGAGGCGCTTTCTTTGTAATATTTATTAAAGAAACCTTTATGAACTGGATAAAAAAGAATCCTGAGTTTCTAGTTATATTTGCTTTGATAGGGATTGTTATTTTCCAATATCTTGTAGGAGGTAATATCTATAAAAGAGCATTTAAACAACAACTAGAAAAACAGCGAATTGAAAGCGAAGCTAGAATCAAAAAACTAGAGGACCATTCCGATTCTCTAGAAGTAGTAAATATAAAACTACGTGCACAAGCAGATTCTGTTTTAGTAGAACTTGACAAAGAAGAAAAACGACGTAAAAGAGCAAAAAATGAATACGATAAAAAAATGGCTGAGCTTGGCAAGCTTTCTACTGATGAGCTTCCCGGCTATTTCTCAAAGCGTTACAGTCGTTAATGGTGATACATTAATCTGCTTCCCTGAACTTATGGTTCGCCAGATTATGGTTGACCTAGAGACAGGTGATTTTTGTCAACAAGAAAAGCAAAGTTATCTACGTGATATTGAAAATCTACGTAAGTTAATTTCTATTAGAGAAAAAGAATACGAAAACACTGTTGGACGTTTAAACGATTGTCAAGGAATTGTTAAGGAAAAAAATATACAAATACAATTAAAGGAAGACGAAATTAAAGCCCTTAAAAAAGAAAAAGGAGCTAAATTTTGGAGTGGGATAGGTGTTGGAGCTGGGAGTAGTTTAGCTTTGGTAGCTGTTCTTTTTCTACTCTAATATAATATGAGTGAAGATTTAAGACAAATAATCCAACAAGAATATATCAAGTGTGCCCAAGACCCAGCACACTTTATGCGTAAATACTGCTATATTCAACACCCACAAAGAGGTAGAGTTCAATTTAATCTCTACCCTTTCCAGGGTAAAGTTTTAACCCTTTGGAGAGATAACCCATACTCAGTTGTACTTAAATCTCGTCAGTTAGGTATCTCAACATTAGCAGCAGGTTATTCTTTATGGTTAATGTTATTTCATAAAGACAAAAATATACTTTGTATTGCAACCAAGCAGGAAACCGCTAAAAACATGGTTACGAAGGTAAAATTCATGTTTGATAATTTACCTTCTTGGTTGAAAATAACAGCAGACGAAAACAACAAATTAACCTTAAGATTAAGTAACGGATCACAAATTAAAGCAACCTCAGCATCAAGTGATGCTGGTCGATCAGAAGCAGTATCTTTGCTGATAGTTGACGAGGCTGCGTTTATTGAAGGAATTGGAGAAATATGGGCATCAGCACAACAAACACTTGCTACGGGTGGTGGAGCAATAGTACTTTCAACACCGTATGGAACTGGAAACTGGTTTCACCAGACATGGGTGAGAGCGGAAGCAGCAGAGAACGACTTTTTACCTATCAAGTTACCTTGGTACGTACACCCTGAGAGGGATGATACTTGGAGAAAACGACAAGATGAATTACTAGGTGATCCTAGAATGGCAGCACAAGAATGTGACTGTGATTTTAGTACTTCAGGTGACATTGTATTCTACTCAGAATGGCTTGAATTTATCTCTCAAACCACTATTAAAGATCCTTTAGAAAGACGAGGTGCAGACCAAAACTATTGGGTTTGGGAGCCTGCTGATTATACTAGAAATTACATGGTCGTAGCTGACGTTGCTCGTGGTGATGGTAAAGACAGTTCAGCTTTTCATATAGTTGATATTGAAACAAATACACAAGTTGCTGAATATAAGGGTCAATTACCTCCTAAAGAATATGGTTATTTTCTTGTAGGAGTAGCATCTGAATATAATAATGCTTTACTTGTAGTAGAAAATGCTACTATAGGTTGGGCAACGTTAGATGCCATTAAAGAACGTGGATATAGAAATCTTTATCACTCACCTAAGAGTGATTCCCTAACAGCTGAGTCATATCTTAGAACATGGGAAGGAGATTCAAGCCTTGTTCCTGGTTTTACTATGTCTTTAAGAACACGACCCTTAATTGTAAATAAATTTAGAGAATTTGTTGGTGATAAAAGTGTTACTATTCGTTCTAAACGTTTACTAGAAGAAATGAAGGTATTTGTTTGGAAAAATGGTAGACCTGAAGCCCAAACCGGGTATAATGACGACTTGGTAATGGCTTTTGGTATTGGGATGTATTTAAGAGACACTTCACTTAAGTTCCAACAACAAGGACTCGATATGACTCGCGCGGCTTTAAATGGTATGAGAAAAGGAGATAGTAGTGTAGGAGCTTATAACCCGATGGGTATAAGAAATCCTTATACTCAAACTATAAATGGACAACAAGAGGACCTTAGATGGTTGCTTTAATATTTATCACAATAACAACACACTATGGCTCAAACTGACCTATTTAGTAGATTAAAAAGACTTTTTTCAACCGATGTCATCATTAGAAATGAAGGTGGAGGTCAGTTAAAAGTTATTGATCCTGATAGAATTCAAACTACAGGTGAATTTCAAACCAATTCCTTAATTGATAAATTTGGTAAAATCTACCAAAACCCAGCCGCTACATCCCTTTTAGGTCAGCAATTTAACTTACAATATCAGTATCTTAGAACTTATCTATATAATGACTATGATACAATGGATACAGACGCTATTGTAGCATCGGCACTTGATATTATAGCTGATGAATGTACTTTAAAGAATGATCAAGGTGAAGTACTTCAAATCAGAAGTAGTGATGATGATGTTCAAAAGATACTTTACAATTTATTCTATGACGTTTTAAACATAGAATTTAATCTATGGTCTTGGATTCGTCAAATGTGTAAGTACGGTGATTTCTTTATTAAGCTAGAAATCGCGGAGAAATTCGGTGTATATAACGTTATTCCTTACACAGCATATCACATCCAAAGAAGAGAAAATTTCGATATAAAACATCCATCTAAAGTAGAATTCCTCTACTCTCCAGATGGTTATTATACTGGTGGTTCAGGTTATTATTCAACACCTAATACTAAACCAACTGACAACCAGATTGTATTTGATAATTACGAGATGGCTCACTTCCGTTTAATTACAGATGTTAACTATCTTCCTTATGGTCGTTCGTACTTAGAACCAGCCCGCCGTCTATTTAAACAATATGTGTTAATGGAAGACGCGATGCTTATTCACAGAATTGCTCGCGCCCCAGAAAAACGTATTTTCTACATTAACGTAGGTAATATTCCACCTCAAGATGTTGATGCATTTATGCAGAAAACTATCAACACAATGAAGAAAACTCCATTGATGGATGAAAAAACAGGTGAATACAACCAAAAATACAATATGCAAAACTTACTTGAGGATTTCTACATCCCAGTAAGAGGTAACGATACCGCAACTAAAATTGATACCACAAAAGGTTTAGAATACAATGGTATTGAAGACGTTGCTTACTTAAGAGATAAATTATTTGCTGCTCTTAAGGTACCTAAAGCGTTTATGGGTTACGAAAAAGACCTAACAGGTAAAGCTACATTAGCTGCTGAAGATATTCGCTTCGCTCGTACAATTGAACGTATCCAAAAAATTGTATTATCCGAGTTAACTAAAATTGCTTTAGTACACTTGTATACTCAAGGATACGATGGTGATCAATTAACTAATTTTGACCTAAACCTGACCACTCCATCAATTATCTACGATCAGGAAAGAATAGCATTACTAAAAGAAAAAGTAGACTTAGCTACTAACATTATTAATTCTAAACTTCTCCCAACTGATTGGATCTACAATAATGTATTCCATTTCAGCGAAGACCAGTACGATGAATATAGAGACTTGTTAGCTGAAGATCAAAAACGTGCCTTTAGAATGCAACAATTAGCTGATGAAGGAAACGATCCGTTAGAAACAGGAAAATCTTATGGCACACCACACGATTTAGCTGCTCTATATGGAAAAGGTAGATATGAAGATAATTCAGTACCTGATGGGTACGACGAAAAATTACCTTTAGGAAGACCACAAGAAAAAGTTACAGATAGAAACACCCAAGACAATGCTTTTGGAAAAGATAGAATTGGTTCAGTTGGTATGAAAATCGATAAAAACGAATCAGATTCAATTCGTCCTCAATATAAAGGAGGTTCTCCTTTAGCATTAGAAATGTCTAAGAAAAACTATAATAAAAATAAAACTTTATTAGAGGGGTTGGCAAATAAAAAGCTAGTATTTGAAAGTGATAAAGAAAAAGAATCACTTTTAGATGAATCACAGCTTTTAGATGAGTAACAAATCTTGATATATTTATAATAAATTCTAGGGAATGAACATTAAACATTCAAAATATAAAAATACCGGTATCTTATTTGAACTTTTAGTTCGTCAAGTAACGGCTGATACTTTAAACGGTGGGCAATCTGCTGCTCTTAACATTATCAAAAAATATTTTGTAAAAAGTGAGTTAGGTAAAGAACTAAAACTTTATGAATCTCTAAATAAAAATACTCAATTACATGAGTCAAGAGCTAATTTGCTTGTTCAAACTCTATTAGAATCTTCTCAAAAATTAAATAGAGGTATTTTAAGAAGAGAAAAATACAATTTGATTAACGAAATCAAAAAATATTATAATTTAGAGGAATTTTTCAAAACTAAGCTTCCTAATTATAAGGCATATGCTTCGTTTTATAATTTGATTGAAATATCAAATTCTTCTGCTTTCGTTAATCCTGATCAACTAATTTCTAATAAAATAACTCTTCTAGAATATCTTTCTGTTGAAAGAATTGACCAAACTAAAGTCAAAGACGATTTAATTTCAGAATATAAAACCTATGACAAGGATCTTAGAATTCTTGCTTATAAAATTTTACTTGAGAAATTTAACGGTAAGTACTCTAATTTTTATTCTAGTCAAAAAGAAATCCTTAAAGAATTTATAACTTCAGTAGATTCTACTCCTAAGTTAAAAAATTTCTATAATAATAAAATTAAAGAGTTTAAATTAGAGTTAAACGAACTTTCTACACAAGTTCAGAATCAAGTAGTTGCTATTAAACTTTCAGAAGTAGTTCCTCTCATCAAAGAAGTAGATAAAAACACTCCTATTACTAACGATCATGTAGTAAATCTACTTCAATATGCCGAATTAATTGAAGAATTAAAAGTAGCAAATGAAGGATCTGAAAAATAAAATTAAAAAAATCCTTAGAGAACTTAAAGTTAAGGAAACTACTACTGCGGGGACAGGAGCACCTACTGCTTCTACTACCCCAGGAGGTGGAGCCCAATTCTTTACCCCATATGCATTTAAATTAGCTCCTAAAGCAAAAAAATTAGGTAAGGCTAATCCTGGTGCTTCATTAGGTAAAGGTCCTAAAGCCGGAGCAAGTGGGGTAAAAAATAATTATTATGTTAAAGCATTTGGATTTAAACCAGTTAACAGTAAAAAATTAGCTGCTCAATCTAAAGCCATTGATACAAAATATCTCTGGGGAAAATAATATGTATAATTATGGACCAAAATGAATCTCCTGCCCTAAAAAAATATTTAGATAATCTGAATGTAGATTCAGACAAAAGGGAATTCATTAAAAAAAGAATTTTAGCCTTTGAAGAAATAAAAAAATTAATTTCAAAAGCACAAAAAGAAACTCTACGATACTATAAAAAAAATCCAAATTATTCTATATTATACGGTACTGATATTATTAAAGACAGTCTCTCAGATATACTAACTACTTTAAACTCAAACGAAGAATCATGAAAAGCCTTCAAGAACAATACAATGCAATTAATAAAGGAAAAGGACATAAAGAAACATTCCTTAAGTCTGTTAAAAATTTATTTCCTCATTTAATCCCTAACCATTTTGGTTTCAATGAAACTACTGTGATTCTTAAGCAAAAAGGAATTATTTCTGAAATGAAAATAGGTGGTTTAGTTTCTAAACCTACCATCAATCCTTTTGTAAACTTTGATAAATTTTTAGCTGAAGAGGCTAAAGCTGTAGAAAAAGCTCCTACTAAAGAAGTAACCGATATGGAAACTAAAGGCTACGACTACAAAAATATGAAGGACATAGATAACCTATACGGTGAAGCTTTCTTAGAAGGATACTATACAGAAATGAAAGATCCTAAAAATAAGGAAAAAACTGTTGACGAGTTAAAAGCTATGGTTGCTAAAAACCTAACCAAAGATAAACTTTACTATGTAAAAGATGGTCAATTTGGTGTTAAAGGAGTAGGCTACACTACAGAAGCACCAGGTTTAGGTGAAAGTAAACCAGCTGAGGGAAAATATAAAGCAAGCGGATATGGTAATTTAAAAGAATCTGTCCAATCCATAGCTAAAGATATCAATAAAGGATGAAACAAATCTTAATTGAAACTCTTCCCTTTCAAGTTAACCCTATTAGATTAACCGAAAGTGTAACTTCAGCAGGCAACCCTATAGTTGAAGGGATTTTAGCTACTCCCGAAGTTAAAAACGGTAACGGTAGATATTACTCTAAAGATATTTGGGAACGTGAAATAGACAAATACATGAATGTGGTCAAAGAAAATAGAGCCACAGGTGAATTAGATCACCCAGATTCGTCTATAATCAACTTAAAAAATGTTTGCCACATAATTCGTGACATTTGGTGGGACGGCGATACTATAATGGGTAAAATCGAAATACTTCCAACTGCAACTGGTAATATACTTAAAGCTCTTATTGGAAACGGAGTAATGGTGGGTGTATCTTCACGTGGTATGGGTTCACTAAAACAAGTTGGTGAACTTATGGAAGTGCAAGATGACTTCGAACTTTTATGTTGGGACTTTGTATCAACTCCTTCCAACCCAGGTTCATACATGCAATTAGTACGTGAAGGGAAAGAAAATCAAATAATAAATCCATACACTAAAGTAAATAAAATCTTAACTGAAATTCTTTGTGTAAATGGCACTTGTCCTATTCTTTAAACAATAAAATAAAATGAATAACTTTGACCTAAAAAAATACCTAGTAGAAAATAAACTTACAGCTGGTTCTCGTTTGAATGAAGGAAAAGATATTACTTTTAATTCTCCTGAAAGCACAACTAAAGAAGAAGCAATGAAAGAATTGCAAGATAAAATTGACTATTCTAAAGAGATTGAAGGAACATTTAGAAACTTTACAGGTGTTAAGTGGGTTGGAGAAGCATCAGAGAATGATGTTGCTCAAATAGCTGACCAATATTCAGATAGTTATATTATTTTAGCTCAGGGTGACAAAGGACTCTTTTATGCTTACAGTAAAAGATCATAACTATAAAAAAACATAATATTTATAATAAATACTTTAAATGCTATGAGCAACTTTGACCTAAAAAAATACCTAGTAGAAAATCCCCTATTAAAAGAGGAAAATCTAGAAGAAAATCAACCTGCTCCGGCTCAACCTAAACCTGATACCGAAACTGTTCCAGGAACAAAGCCAACAACCCCTAAAAGAAGAACTTTAACTCCTCCTAAAGAAGCACCTGAAACTCGTCCTAAAGCGGTAAAGGAAGGCGATGATGAGATTGTGCAAAAAATTGTAGCAAAATATAAAGAGTTAAAGAAATAATGAAAGCAATATCTGCTACACATAATTTACTTCTTGAGGCAGAATATGAAAAAATATTCTCACCACAGACTTTAGATGATTTAAAAACTAAATCACGAGAAGCCTTAGCTACTATTAAACAATCCGGAATTAGTCAAGCAGACTTAATGAGAATTCTTCCTCAAATCAGTCAAATAGAAAGACAAAGAAGAGAAGAATTAGAAGATTTAGCAACTGATATTTTAAAACAACTTTATCCTGTTATTAATGATCTCAACATTGAATTAGACCTTCAAATAGGTGATAATGTTAATATACCTAAAAGTCCTGAAGAAGAAGAAGAGGAAGAAGAAGGTGATGGTTCAACAGTTGTCCCTGAAGAAGATGAAGATGACTTTGAGGAACAAAAACGTAGAGTTATAAATTCTATTACTCAAGGTGCTTCTATTAGAGGTGCTTTTGGATTTTTAATGTTTAGAGAAGCAGTTGATAAATTTAGCCCTGATCTATACGACCAGTATAACAAATTAATGAAAGCTACTTTTGCACAATTTGACGATGAAAATGTTATCGCAATGATGTTGCAAATGTTAGCTATGATGAAAAATACAGGTGGTGCTGGTGGTGCTGGAGGTACAGCTGAAGCTGAATGGGATTCAGAAAACGATAAGTTTATAATTAAAGCTAGAGCTTTAAACTTTCCTATGCTCCTGCATGAAGGTGTAAAAGGATTATATGAAATAGTTTCACTTCAAGGATTTACCAGAGACGAAGTTAGAAACCAACAAACAGTAGCCGCCGTAGATAAAGTAGAATTTGAACCAGAAGACATGCGCTATGGCAAATTTATTTTCGACGCTTTAAGAGACCTTTATCTTGACAATTACTCAGGTAACGATGATAGAGTAAGAGAATATCTTTTTGCCGAAATTTATAAACTAGAAGCTAAAGAATTTCTTGATTTCATCGAAAGATTATTAAACGATGCTCTAGCCCCAAGCCAACAACGTTGGGTTAAAGCCCAAATAAATGCTATCGTTGATGATTTAAAAGCAGATGACGTTAGAGATTTAGAATAAATTTTCCCACGGACGCTACCTTGGGAGGCCTCTCGAAAGAGAGGCCATTTTTTTCCTGCAAAGGCGATTTTTGAAACTCCTCATATATGTATCGATGTAATATGCTATTTACATATAGCATCCGTGTAGTTAATCCCTATTGCGCTTTCAATAATAAGCGTACCCCCCAAACAAATTTTGTGGTATTATGGCAGATAGAAACCTGTTAGAAGAAGCCATTGCCGATGCTAAAGCTGTAAAAGAAGCTGCAATCGCCAATGCAAAAGCTGCTCTAGAGGAAACCTTCAGTCCTTATCTTCAAGAAAAATTCGCAGCACAAATTGCTGAAATGGAACTTGAAGAAATGGAAGATGAGGAGCCCAAAAAGATGGCTAAAGAAAACTACGGGAAGGAAGAAACTGAAGAAGGAATGGATCCAACTTACGAAGCCGATTCAATGGAAGAAGGTGACGATACAGTTGATGAAATGAATTTAGAAGAACTCCTTGCCGAACTTGACGAAGAGTTAAGTGAAATGGAGGGAAATGTTGACGAAGGTGATGAAACACCTCTTAACGAAGCTGAAGAAGAAACTGATGAAGAAGAAGTTGAAATGGAAGCTGGTGATGAAGAGGAAGAAATCGAAATCGAAGACATGACCGAAGAAGACCTTGCTAAATACGTCGAGGAAGTTATTAAGGACATGGTTGCTAGTGGTGAACTAGAAGCTGGTCCTAATTTTGAATCTGATGATGAAGACATGATGGGCATGGACATGGATATGAACATGGGCGATGAAGAAATCGACATGAACATGACTATGGACGATGAAATGATGGCTGAAGCTAAGAAGAAAATGAAAAAACAACCTTATGGTGGAGATAAGGGTGATATCAAAGATAAATTCCGTGGTAAAATTAAAAGAGATACTGCTGAAGACGAAGATAAAGCCGCTTATGAGAAGAAAAGAATGAAAGAAGAATTAGAAAAAACAAAGGCTGATCTTGGTGAAGCTCTAAAAGCACTTGCTGAAATTAGAGTAAATCTACAAGAAGTAAACCTTTTAAACGCTAAACTTCTTTACACTAATAAAATCTTCCGCGCCAAAAATCTCAACGAGAATCAAAAGGTTAAAGTTTTAGGTGCTTTTGATAAAGCAACAACTGTAAAAGAAGCTAAACTTGTGTTTGAAACACTTAATAATGAAATCAGAACAGCTAAAAAACCTGCTATGAATGAATCATTAGTAAGAGGTCTCGCTTCTAAAGCATCAGGAGTTGCTCCAGAAAAGAAACCTATTCTTGAAGCTGATTCTCAAGTTTTAAGATGGCAAAAACTTGCCGGTATTATTAAATCTTAATCTAATAAAAAAAAACAGACAAATGTCACAAATTCAAACATTACTTGAGTCTGCTGCTGGTTCATGGAAGAACCTTCAATCAGACGCGGCTAGATTAGCTGCAAAGTGGGAGAAGACAGGTCTTCTTGAAGGTCTCCGTTCAGAGACCGACAAGAATAACATGTCGATGATCCTTGAAAACCAAGCTAAACAGCTTGTAACAGAAACCTCAACTAACCCTGGTGGTGGTTCAGGTAACGGTGCTGGTGCCTTCACAGTAGGTACAGGTGCTGAATGGGCTGGTGTAGCTCTACCATTAGTACGTAAGGTGTTCGGTCAGATCGCTGCTAAAGAATTCGTTTCTGTACAGCCTATGAACCTTCCTTCTGGTCTAGTGTTCTTCCTAGATTTCCAATACGGAACTTCTAAGACTCCATTCTCTGAAGGTCAATCACTTTATGGTAACACTGGTTCAGCTCAGTACCCATTCTCTACTAACGTAGACGTACTTGACCCACAAGCTAACACTGGTGGTTTATACGGTGCTGGTAGATTTACCTACTCAACCAACCAATTCTCAGCTTCATTTAATACTGGTTCAACTGGATTTACAATTAACTCAGGTTCATGGGCTGAATTAAACTTCGATTCTAGTCTATCTCAATCAGTAGCATCTAGACAAGTTCTTGAGCTTACTATTGGTAATGTTAGAACCGCATTAGATGCTCTGGATCCAGATGCAGTAAGAGGCTTCGTACCTATTTCAGGTTCAATCTTCACTACTGCTACTAGCTTACTTCCAGCATTTACTACTTACAACTACACTGCTAATACTCTTACTTTCTACCTAACCGGTTCAACTACTGCTGTTGATGCTGCTGTTGCTAAGTTTATAGGAAGTACTTACCTAGGTAACTGGACAGTTTACTACCAGAAAGCTACTACAATGTCTCCATACCAAATTGGTGATTTTGAAGCTGGTAACTCTTTCGCAATTCCTAACGCTCAAAGCTCAACTCAAATTGATATCCCTCAGATCAATATCAATATGCAGTCACAAGCTATTGTAGCTAAGACCAAGAAGCTAAAAGCTGTATGGACTCCTGAATTCGCTCAAGACCTTAATGCTTACCAAGCACTTGACGCTGAAGCCGAATTAACAAACATCATGTCTGAGTACATTTCAATGGAAATTGACCTCGAGATCCTTGATATGTTAATCGAAGATGCTGGTGCTGGTACAGAATACTGGTCTGCAGTTTCTAACGAGTTCTACAATGGTACTAACTTCAGTCAGTTAACCGCAACCAACGGTGGTTACTACAACACTCAGGGCCAGTGGTTCCAAACCCTTGGTACTAAGATGCAGAAACTTTCTAATAGAATTCACCAATTAACCCTTCGTGGTGGTGCAAACTTCTTAGTATGTTCTCCAACTGTAGCAACTGTTCTTGAATCTATCCCTGGATACGCTTCAAATTCTGACGGTGATGTAACTAAGATGGAATACGCG